CAGCACCCACAGTTCCGCTTACCCTCCGCGTAAAAGTTTCATAAACGAACGCCGCCGCAGCTCCCGTGGCAGCGATGGTAATCGTTCCAGCGCCAGGAGTAATCGTGACGTTCGAACCAGCGGTCAGACTTGCTAGTGTGTATCCAGAACCGTTGCCAATGAGAAGTTGGCCATTGGTTGGGGTAGAGGACAAATTTGTTCCACCCTTTGCAATCGGAAGAACCCCACTGATTTCCGCTACAGGAACAGAAGCAACAGTCGAAACAGCACCAAATCCACCAGATCCTTGAGTTTTAAGATAACCAGCAGATAGGGAATTAAGAGCCGTGGCACTCGGAATCGAGGCGTCAGGAGTACGGACGATATAAGTTCCAGCCGACGACGCGCCGCCAGCAGCGCCTGCCGGACCTTGAGGACCAACCGCTCCAGCAAGCGTGACGAGAGAGCCAGACGGAATGAGCGTGGTCGGGATAGCATTCGGGATGCTCAAGACTCCAGCAGCAGGATTTCGCAACGTCACGTTTAATCCCGTGACATCGGTAACTTGCAGGTATCCGCATCCTTGAACCGAAACAAAAAACTGACCAGCAACGGATTCAGGAAGAAACGACGCGTTTGAAACCGGAACAACAACGCTCGACCCAAGAGCTGGGACAAAAAATGCGGCGGTCGTTGTGGAGAACGAATTTACGCCGTTTGTCCCGTTCGTGCCGTTTGTACCAGCCGCGCCGCGCGGTCCTGGGATATTCACGATGACAGGGTTTGTGCAGCTCATCTTGAAATCAGCCTCCTCTTATCTCCACGTTCCTGCAATTTTAATCTTTGGCGTGGACTGCTTCCATACTCCCGACACCTTTATCCAGACGACAGTCTGCCTCCAAACTCCAGAAACTTTAATCCAGAGCTTGCTGACAACCGTCCCCTGATTTGAAAGGAGCGTTAGGAGCATTTTTATTAGTCGTGCGCCTTAATCATCACATAGCCAGCCGTCACACCCACACCAGCCGTACTGATCCTAGCGCGCATCAAAGCGGCGTTGATGTCTACAACAGTCAGTTGGACGGTTGAACTGGCCACAGCAGTCAGAGGCGCACCGATGCTGTACCATGAAACACCGTTGTCGTCGCTGCCTTCCAACTGAATGGCCGGTGCAGTTGTCGTGATTGCGCCGACGTTGATGACCAACTGAGCGCGGTTTCCGCAATCACGGGTGTCAAGACTCGGCGTCGTGCTGTTGAGTGTAGTGAGACTGATGGTTCGATCAATCAACTGGCGCACCGCTTCGTTGTTAGTGCTGGCCTGGAGTCGGTTGATTGAGCGGGTGAATGAAGGTGAGGTTCCACCAACTGTTTGGACGTATCGCACACGGTTTCCAGTCAAACGCATGATTGGCGAACGATACTGTCCGCCTAAAGTGATGCGCGGGAAGTCGTAAACCTTGAACCAGTTGGTTCCGGAATCGTCGGACTCTTCAATAGCAACGTCCATTGTTGCAAAACTTCCGCTGACTGACGTGACAACTATGTTGACCGAGTAGCAAGTGCCGAACGTCGGGGTGAATGCACTGGTTGTGGTCGTGCTAGTTAGTGCAGACGATGACAAGTCCGCAATGATGCCTGGAAAGTTAAGGTTGGCGGCAGTAAGCGTTCCTGTGCCAATGTTGCTAGTAACAGTGCCTGAAACAGTTGCTGTTCCAAATACTGTCACCGGAGCCGCATTCATTGCTCCCTGCGCTCGGTTGCCCTGTATGTAGACGGGCATGTTGGCGAACTTCTCAATCGAACAGAACGACATCGTCCACGTCGTCGAGGAGGCTGGCGCGGTCGTGCCGTTGAACGACCAGACAAACAGGTAAAGGTTGAGATTGTCGTCTGGGATGTTTTCGAGCCGGTTTGCCCTAACCGCAACGGTCGGCGTCGTGGTTGTGGCTCGCAGTTGATCCGCCCAGAACACCTCACGGCCGGTCAGCTCGCAAGTGATGATTGTACCGGGAGAAGCCGTTGTGTTAATCGTTGCGGCAGTGTCGCCCTGCGCCCATCCACGACGTTGAGCGTCCACGCTGATGGCTGTGGCGGTGGCTCCGGTGACGAGATTTCGGACGTAAGAATGACCGAAGACTGTCGCCGTACAGCTACCGGACGCAGGCCAGCCAGCAACGGTGAGGTTGTACGAAACACCAGCGACAACCGATGCGATGGCGTAACGGCCGGGAACACCATTCGCGCCAACGATGCGGCCCACTTGCACAAACTGACCGACGCTCGTTGAGGTAAAAGCATGACCTGCTTGAGCAACGGTGATGCTTGTCGCTGAGTTGATCGTGACAGTCAGACCTTCGCCAATAAGGTCGGCCAACATGACGGCCAAATTGGTGTTGGCAATGCGTTGCGATGCGACAACCGAGAACTTGAGGCGCATGGATCCACGCCAAGTGGTCGTCGAACGTGTGAAGAACTCAGCGTTGGCCGTGGTTCCTGCAACGATAGCCAGCGCACCGGATGCTTGGCTGTATGAGACGCCTGTTCCGGTTTGTGGCGTGGCGAATTGGGCCGAGATTACCGATGCTCCGACTTCGGAAAACGACACGTTCCAGATTTCTTGTCCAATTGCGCGGACAGGTGAACCAGATGCTTCATTGTCCAGAACGCGGGTCGATAGCGCAGGAGTCTTTCCGTCAATGGAAGACGTATCCACTTCCACGGCCGCAAGAGTGGTTTCCGTGGCAGCACCAGACGGAAGTGCGCTGGAAACAACGTCAACCTGAAGCTCACCGTTTGAATCGGTCTTAAGAATTCGGAGATTTGTGCCGTCGCTTCCGCCAACCTGAGTCGCCTGAGAAAGGGCTGGGAAACCGATAGCACCAGTTGACGGAGTGTTGGCAGTTACCGTTCCACTTACCGGCTGGGTGACACCCGATCCATCAACCGGTACACGGCCGGAAACAAGAGTCGCGGTCTTGTTGTTGATGTCCGTTGCGCGCGCAGCTCCGACGCTGGTGTTTAGTTCAATCGAAGTCAGCCAAGCAGTTTGAGTCTCCTGCTCAAGAAATGTTGATGCGCCTGTTGGAAGTGGAACGGAACCGACTGAAACAGGAACAGCACTTGCTCGAAGTTGAGTATCGGTAAGCGGTTGGGAAAGCCCGGTGTTTGCCGTCACAGTTCCGCTTACCGGCTGCGTTGCTTGGAAGAACGTGCCACTAACCGGAACGGCTGCGGCTCGAAGCTGGCTATCCGTAAGAGGTTGAGACAGGCCGGTATTCGCCGTCACCGTTCCAGAAATTGGAACTGTAGCCGCTCGCAGTTGTGCATCAGTCAATGGCTGAGACAACCCAGTGTTAGCCGTAACGGTTCCCGTAACCGGCATCGGGTTGCTTGACGAGACATCGGTAGCAGAGCCATCGGTTCCAATGCCAATTTTAACGCGCTGATGCAAAACGCCTGCGATTTCGTCAGCAGCCACTGTTGCACCCGTTCCAGGTGTATATCCTACGTTGTCTGCCATAGATTAGATGTATTGAAGGTAAATATCCCCATCAGATCCGCCAGATGGTGATGACGTTCCGCTTGTTATGGTTTTTTGAGCGACAAGATTTGACCGAGCGGAATCGGCTGTAATTGCACCAGTTCCGCCACTTGCGACAGCGAGAGTTCCTCCGATGGTCATCGTGCCGCTTGCCGTCAGCGGGGAGTTGGCCACGGTCAATCCTGTGCTTCCGCCTGAAAGCCCGATGCTCGAAATTGGAGGAGTTGAATAGACTACGTTTACGAGGTTAAGCGTGTAATCCAGCTCGTTCTCGGAAATCGTTGATACGACTCCAGCTCCGTCAAATTGGATGGAGATGTCGTAGCTGCTCATGGCGCGACTGTGATTCCGTCACAGACGATGAGTTTGTAGGTTCCAGTCGTTTTCGGGCCGAACGTGCCGACAACTTCGAACGAAAAATCAACGTAATAAGTGCCAGCAGGCCAATTTGCCGTTGCAGAACCGGGAGCGATAAACAGGATCGTAGCGTTTCCGCTTCCATCGATTGCGCCTGAAATGGTTCCGAAATCGTAAAGCAGCACCCCAGACGAATCTCTGATCTGAGAATACCCAACAATACCGGTCCAGGAAATCGGAGGATTTGCGGGAACAAAAAGAGAAACGGAGTATTCCTCGCCAATTTTGATGGTCATCACGCCGATTACAGCGCAATTATCACCGGAAGGTTGGCAATCGGTTGCCGTTGTCGCGCATGGCGACGAGCAGGATGAACCGAAGTATGGTTGCGAAGGCATAACCTTCCTAAAACTCTGAATCCATGATTCTTTAACGCAAGGTCAAAATGGCGGATCAAACCACAGAGCATCCACTTATTCAGCACAAGTATGGAATTCGTTCTCCGGTCAAGATTCCTGACCTTGAGCTAGAGCTTTACGCATTCCGAAACCGACTCCAGCCCAATGAGGGCGGACTAGGTACTTTCAACCATTTTGTTAACGCCACCAAAATGCTCTGGCCAAAGATGAGTTGGAACCCGTGGCTGGAGGCTCAGGTCGAAAGTCTCTGCGAACACGACTACGTTGGCTGGGCGGGATGCGGCGCGAGCGGAAAGACTTTCGGCGCAACGCTTTTCGCAACCGTCTGGTGGTTGTCTAACCCTGCAAAATCGACCGTCGTCCTCACATCCACAACGGCGAAGATGATTCGCAAGCGTATGTGGGCCAATCTTCAGGATCTTGTTCGGAAATCGCGCGG